TGAGTCTTTAGTAACACTTGCCGTGATGTTATTGTCCTTAAGTAACTGACGTGCAGCGTTTAACAAGGCAGGCGCAGGGTCACCATGTTTGATTTGATCTATAAATGTATCTATCAAAAGGTCCTGCAAACCTTCCATTTTTATACTTCGTTTCTCGTCGCTCATCTCTTTTTGTTATTTATTAAATGATATATTTTTATTAACATATACAACAGGGTAGATATACCTACCGCAATAGCAACAATGGTGTTAACTTGCTCGAGTGTTATGTTCGCAATCAATCCGGTGATACCTACAAGTGGAGTATTCAGAGACGAGTTCATCGTATTGTGTTACGCACTAAGGGTGCTTCCGAAGACCACGAAGTTAATGCTTAAGTCAGTCGCGTCGTTGCGTACGGACTCCATTGTAAAGGATGTGGTTGACTTATTGGTGATGCTTACAATTTCATTACTAGATATGGTAGTAGCGGTCTGCATGGTTGCCACTACAACGTAATTCACGTCGCTCAATGGAACAGAAAACGTGATTGTGCGTGTGTCTTCGGGGTCTTCTGTAACCGAGGCTACATTGTAAGAGGCATTTGTGTTATAAGCCGCCGATGCAGTGTCATAAGTAACTACACCATAGCACCTTGGCGAGAACGGACTATACTTAAGAACATCCGGTGTAACAACACCATCGGTGCTGCTTTGGCTTTGCATCTCGGATTGGTCTGCCTTATCGACCTTTGCTTGGGTCACGTTATCATTGGCAATCTTTGCCGTCGTTACCGCATTGTCTGCAAGTTTTGCCGTTATCACCGAATTGTTGACAAGTTTCGAAGAACCTACGGAATCGTTCGCTAGTTGAAACGCCGTGACTGCTCCCAAATCCAGCTTGGCGGATGTTACGGCCCCGTCGTCAATCTTGACTGTTGTTACCGCATCGGTGGCTATCTTATCAGAGATCACTGCCCCATCGGCAATACCAGCCGAGGTTACACTTTGGATTCCCGCACCGGTGCCGGCAGCATCCTCAACCATCTCTTGGGCGGCGAATAGTCCTTGCTTGTAGGCGGTATCGAGGTCGCCTTCATTCAGCACCGCGCCCGGCGTAAAGTCAATCAACGGAAGAACCGAGGTTGTCCTGTAGATTCGGATGTCGCTACTTGAATACACCAATGGGATTACGGTCCACGCTGATTCAAGGCACGTAATTGTCTTGTTGGCAAAGTCAAGAGAGTAGTGGGTTCCCTCCTCCAGCACCACCCGAGTGTCATTGGTCGCAATAACAACAACGGAAATGTCGTCTGCGGTTAGCGCGTCGAATGCAAAGTTAATGGATAAAGGTGCGACGGAGACCTGGATCTCGTAAAAGGATAGTCCGTTTGTAGGCATAATGGTAAGGATGTGTTATAAGGTGGGAATAGGGTTGTTAAGCATTCTGCGCTTTTGCATTTTCAAGTTGAATACAGTTTCTTGTAGTTCGGGAAACTCCATGATAACATCTCGTCTTGCAAGACGCCGGTAACGAGAGATAATACGCTTGGTCAACTCCACGCGAGGATCTTCTAATCCCGGTTCACCTGTCTCTTGTGCGACCAAGTAATTCTGTTCGGCATTCTTAAAGGCGCGTGACTTAAACAGCCCTTTCAATGCAGTTCGTAGGTTTCGTCCCTGAATTGTTATTGTTGATGTTAATTCAAGGAAACGGTCGTATGCCTGTCGTCCTTGGTCGTTGTAGAACTCTCTCATGTCCGTGTCACCGTGGTTTAGGTAGTTTGCGGGCGGTAACGAGAATCTAGGAAGCATATCTTGAATCTTTTGATCTACGATGTCATTACGCTGGCTTGATATGTAGACTGGGTTGGCGATTCCGAGGAGACCTAAGGGATTCTGTTTGTAGACTGGTTCCCCGAGGAAGGTTCTCTTGGGTGGCACGTTTTCTTCCGCGATTGGAACTTTTCGTAGTATTGCGTCCACAATAGAACGGTTCTCTTTGATAAGGATTTCGCTTTCGTAGTTCTTGAGTTTATCAACAAACATAGGCACAGCCATGCCCGCCCCGATGTCTTTCAATGTTTTGGGAATGTAAGTCTCAGGATCTCCTGTAATGTTCAATACGTTGTTTAGTCCGCGAAGGAAAGATTTATCGGTCATGCTTTCGGCTATGGTAAACGCCATGGCGGACATCGCAGAGCTAAGTTCTTTATCGCTCCTTGGATTCATTTCTCCAAACTCGGCAATGTCTGCAATAATGCCAATCATAGTGGCGAACGGGTCAAGACGCTGATAACTGTAATAAGTTTTGTTTCCCTCGTCGTCCGTGGTTACAAACGAATAGGGCTGCCACCCTGTCGCTTCAAGGGCTCTTTTTTCGTCTTTATTCCTAGGCCCGCCTCCGGTAATAGCCTCTCTATTGTTACTTGCAAAGTAGACCAACGCGCCTGACGAGGCTACCGCAGTTGCCAAACGTCCGCGATAGGCGGCTTGTTCGATGGGTCCTAACTTCGCGAAATCTAGCCGTGCTTGTTTTGTCCCTTTAGTGAGGCGTGGGGCTATATCACTTAAGAACACTCCAGGAAGAGTCCGTTGCCACCCAAACTTCAACACTTGCATAGGGGTGTTAACAAACGGAATAAGAAACTTTGTTAATGGAACATGGTCTCTTAACTGGTTTAGAATATTTGTTATTTTTCCCGCTTCTCCTGTAAAGGTTGATTCCCGTGCAAACGCTTCAGCTCGTCGTGCAAGCATGTCCATTTCTGCAAGGTCACCTCCGTCTGCTGTAAGTTCTTTTAGCTTTTCGTCCATGAACTCGGCATGTTTACGAGCTATCGCGTTTGGGTCTGTTTCATCAAACCCTTCATCCAATGCTCGCTTTGCATACGCCTTCATCATGCGTTCTTCGGAGAACAACGACCCGTCTTCATTATACATCTTACGGACCTTGCCATCTACGTATGCACCGAGTTCTTCTGCGGGAAGCTCTCCCTTTCGAATCTTCGACAGCCCCTCCATGCGGTAGTGCGTATTGAGATAGTTGTCCACGGCAAAGGTTTTGTTAATAACATCAACTGATCCGTTAATTCTAAAGGGCAACCGTGTTGCTGTGTTGATGGTGTTCATTATGGCGACCATTGGGTCCGAAGACATAAACTTACTGTTGAAGTTACTAGAATGAAATGCCCCTAACGACTCGCCTGACAGTTCTGGGTCCATTGACCGAGCTCCTCCTAGTAGGGTCTCCGTGTCGCTTTTGAAGGACTTTCCACCCATATCAAACGCTTTTCGGACGTTTCCAAACATAGAATCCATCGTCATGTGAGCTTTAAGAAGGTCGGTGTTACCTGTAAGCAGGGCTCCGGTCGCTCGTTCAAGTTTAAGAAGACCTCTGGTTAATACCGGGGCTAGACCGTTTAATACATACGAAGGCGGTCCATTAAGGATGTTACCCATGAACCATTGAAGTCCCATGTTGAGCCCCTTTGTCCATCCCGACTTCTGTGACATCCTCGCGGCCATGTGAAGCACGGCGTCCTCTCGGCCATCTTGGGCTGCAAAATAAAGACGCTTTGCAAACGTCCGGGCCTTTTGAGATCCAAGGGTCTGATTGACAAACCTGTCATACAGCTTCCGTGTCTTGATGTCGCTTGCTTTAATACGCTCTTTAATCTCTTTGGCTTTCTTTTTGGCTTTTGTTTGCAATTTACCTACTGCTGGTGACGCGTCCTTCCCTTGCTCCTTGAGGCGCTTAATTTCTGCTCGGAGGTCTTTTAATTCTTTAGCGTCTTTAAGGTCCTGTTCTTTTACTTCAATTTCTTTTGTCAGTGCGTCTGTTCTTGGGTCCTCTTTTGGTTTGGTTTCAAGGTTGTCAATTTCTTTCTTCCTCTCTTCCAGAGCCTTTCTAAGTTGTTTAATTTCTTCAGCGTCGGCTGTTATCTGCGCTTGGTCTTTTTCAACTCTTGCTTGCAGTTCATCAATGTCTGCTTGGTTGAGTCCAGTGTTCACTTGCTCGTCAAGGTCTTTGACATTTGCTTCCATTTTAGTCCTGATCTCGGAGTTGATGCGGTTCTCTTTTAAAAAGGCT